ACAGCCCAGCGCCCGTTTCGTTGGCCTGCTTTATCAGTGAACTGATGGAACTCAGGATGGCGCTGGCGGCTGCTACCGATTCGATTATCATTGTGTTTCAGTACCTAACAATACTGTTAAGGTGCAATGAGGTTCATATAGGCTTGCTCATCGAGCATGCCTGTCTTCAAAGCCTGACTAGCTCTGACAAGATCGGCAGCCGTGTCGCGCACCATGTTGGGGAACGCTGGTCTGAACCCGCCAAACATATCCTCTTCCCTTGCTTCCTCGTCGGTCATGCGCTTGATCGGCAGCACGTCACCGTAGGCGTAGCCCTCGTCAGGCGCTAATGCCTCCAGAGCTGGCGCTATGCTGCGCTGGCTATCCTCGTACATCGCCAGCTCCATGTTGTTCATTGGGCGCGAGGTGCCGTCTTCATTACGCACCATCAGGTCTTCACCTGTAGCACCAGCCAGTAGCCCGGTTGGTAGGCCAGTAACAGCCACATTGACGCCACGGTCTGAAAGTTTGCGCAGAACGTCCTCGGTGATGACGCCAGACTTAGCGGCCATCTGCATTCCGCGAATATTGCGATCAGTAGGATTTATTGGATCAACTACTGGAAGTTGTTTTTTACCCAAAAGCAAACCCGGCAAAAGCTCAAATATTGAAACATCATCGATACCAGAGAGCTGCGCGATGCCTTCACCCGGTACGCCATAAGGGTATGCTGGGTGCGTAGACTGCATCGGGTCTTTGCCTGTGTAGATTCTTCCGACGTTTTGTATACCAGCGTCTCTGGCATTGACCTGTGCGGGATCAGCTACAGCAAGACGAGCTTGCCCGATGCTTAGACTGCCGTCGTTGCGAAATTGCTTATCAAAGACTCTATCTTTTAGCTCTTTGCGAACCGCGTCAGGCGTGTTGCGCCAGACTTCTACAGAGCGGGGATCGTCTACACCTTTCCACCCTTTGATCTGCAACCCGGCGTTCACCCTTTTTTTAGTATTTTGATCTATCGAACCAACGGTCTCGTATTCTCGTATGGCCTTATCGAGTGCCTTTTTCTGAGACGGTGACATGGCCGCAGATGCGTAAGCCATCATTGTTTCGCCGGTCATGGTTGCGAAATCACCACCAGTTGGGGCCATGCGCCAAGGGATGTAAAGAGGGTCTTTGCCGTAGGTCTCTTTTAGCTCTCCAGCGGCTTTCATTATTTGATTCACAGGATTTCTGGCCGAGGCCCACACCTGACCGGGGTTAAGCTCATCATCAAACATGTAACCCTGACCGCCTCGAAGCATTACTGGCTCATTAAACCTTACGCCATCGATACCGATTATTTCTCCTCTAGCGTCGGTGCGGTCTGACATAGAAGTAACGAAAGGCATGCCCTCAAAATCGGACAACTTAGCGGTTGGAGGAGGCGCGTACCCTTGGTTTCGCAATACCTCTACCTCGAAACTGTTTAGCCTCTCGACCTCTCTTTTTCGCTTATCAAACCGCTCGTCATACATGCGGCCAAGATCATCAGCAAAGTCAGAAACACCTGCTAGTGTTTTACTTACTGAGTTGAGTAGGCTGGGTCTGCGTTGCGCCATAGCTCAGTTCTGCCCTTGACCGAATCCAAAACCAAACGGCGATGTAGGCTGCCCCGGCTGCACAGGCAGTTGGTTGTAGCCCTCTTGCATCCTACGCAGTTGTTCTAGCTTAAACTGCTCTTCTTCGTCTAAAACGCCCTCACCCGTACCGCTTCTTGGGTCTAACATGCCGAGCTGGTTCTCTACCATCGGTGTCGCCAGTGAAGGAAGAGAGCCGCTCAGACCCTGAGAGGCATCGTTAAAACCCGCGGCTGCATTTGTCTGACGCAGGAGCTGAGAGCTGTCTACCATGCCCGTTGACACTAAAGGTGGTGGCGCACCGGCCTTCTGCATAAAGCCCAACACATCAGTACCGTACTTATTGTCTAGATCGTTCAACATCTGCGCCGTGTCTGCGCCACTGGTCAGACCGATGCCGCTGCGTTGGGCAAAGTTTTTTATGCTATCTAACAGTCCGGGCATCTTAGTCTCCTGATATTGCCAATGCGCCAGCGGTAGCTGTGCCCTTGAATGCGTCTTTCATTGCCTTAGAAAACTGCGGGTATAGGTCACCGGCTGCTCTCTTAAACGCTGCGTCGTTTAGCAGCTCTCGTACCTCTTGATCGCTCATGCCTCGCTTGACCATTAGCTGCGCTATTTCTGTAGCAGCCTGATCTGACATGCGGCCTTCACCGATCAAATACTCTATGACCCTGATAGCCATATCTGGTTTTGTTCCGCGCATAGCTGAAGCGGCGTTCAAGACACCCTCCACACCAAAATCTTGCTGAACCTGTCCTGCCTCGTTGGTGATACTGCCGCCACTTACAACGCGCTTGGTCTCTGTGAAGGCTCGCTCGGCGTCTAGTTGGCGCTGGAAAGGTTCTGGATCATCAAACAACATGCCTAGCTTCTCGCGCATCGTTTCTTTGTTTGACAGCAAAGCGCCTGCGTCTCGATTGTCTGCGGTGTCTGCCAGCCTGCGCTCGACGGCCTTCATGCCGCCACGGCGAAACATATCCAGCTCCGCTGCGCTCATGTCCGCAACGTCATCGGCTAGGTCTTCTGGATCAACGCCCTGTTGCAGCAAACCCCGACCTTTTTCTCCGGCCCGCTGGACAGCCGACCCATCGCGCCAAATTTGTCTCGCAGTCTGCAAGTCCGGCACACCCTCATCGAGCTGCGCCCGTAGGGCTATCATCAGATCCTTGATATCGCCTGCCTCGCCGCCTCTGTTTTTACTAAACAATTCATCCGCTTGATCTTGCAAGGCTCTTATCGTTTCATCTAAACGTCGAACAGGTGATAGGCTTATGTTCTCCGGCTTGTTGTCAATCCGTGTCTTAGCGGCCTCATAAGCAGTTCTGGCGGCAGGCTTGTCCAGTAATCGCTTGATCTCTGGGTTCATCTCGAACGGGGTGCGGTAGGCGGCATCGTAGATGGGGTCTGCCACGGCCTTCATCTCGGCCTGCACCTCTTCCATTGATCTTCTGAGGTTCTGTCCGTCCTCACCTGCGCTCTCTACCGCCGCGTCCAAGAGTCGAGACTGCTGACTGTTGGTGGCCTTGGTAGCGCCTTCTTCCAATACACCACGCTGTCGGGTGTCTAGGAACTCGGGCAGTAAAGTCTTGCCGGTGCCTACCTTGGACTTAACGTCTCTGGCAAGCATGCGGAAATTAGCGCCTAGATCCATGAAGGTTGCTTCCGGGCCAAGCTCTTTTAGAATCTTGATGGCCTCGTTGGCGTCGATGCCCTCAGCCTCTGCGGCCCGGATAACTAGCCGCTCGACTTCTTTTGCTGGCGTGTCGTTTACCTTCCTCAGAATGCCTTTAGCTACAGCGCCAGCAACACCGACACCGGCCTCGATGATCTTGCCGCCAATAGATCCAGCAAAGGCACCTATCACCGCGTCTTGCCCTGCTTGCTCTAATCTGTTTTCTAGACCATCGCCCGTGGCAAAACCGTATAGCGCACCCTCGCCAGCGCCTACACCTGCTGCTGCGCCGCCGCGTTTAGCAAGCGACTGACCCGCAGTCTTTGCCAACGCGCCACCCGTGAGTCTTCCGAGACCCAACATACCGCCAACTACCTCACCGCCTAGAGCCAAACCTTCGTTATCGTTAGCAAAATCCCCACGCATACGACCTAGCTCGTTGTGGTAGTAGTCGTATGTTTCCGGGCCAAACAGCGCGGCGCTTCCCGCCATAATCTCGTCGGCGGTTCCTGCTGTTAGACCCTGTGCAAATGCGTCTGCCGTTCCGAGTACGGGGCCGAAGGATGGTCGAGCGAATCCGCTTTCTTGCAACGCTTTTTGGCGTTCAGCCTCAACGTCTATGGAAGTGTCTTCGCCTCTAGATCTTGCCTCGTACATCGCAAACATCTCTTCCCGACGCGCTTCTGGCAGAGACAACATAAATCCTGAGTCAAACTCAAATTCCTCGCCGTTTCGTGCTGTGTAAACACCCATCTGTTTGTCCTTAGTAGGTTACTGAACCGCCAGCGGCTGTGTTTGTCGTTGAAGAAGGTGCAGGTGTGTTTAGCTGCGTGGTCTGCCCCGGCCCCTTGTATCCAGAGCCGTATGGGTTAGCAGCGCGATTGCCTCTGGTGCCGTATCTAGCTATCTGATCAGCGTTGTGATCAACAATTGCCTGTTCCATCCTGCTTGCTGTTGCTTCAATTCGATCAACAGTTTCAAGAATCATCTCTTCTGGCAGCCCTTGGTCTAAGGAGCCTTGTATAGCTTGCAGGGCATCCAATTCAGCCACGGCAACTTGACCTAACGTGGCCCCGGAGTCTTTTAAGGCTCTTAGCTCGTTAAAACCTATGATGCCTTTCACAGTTAGAAGCGCCTGTTGTAGCGCCCTGTAATCTGATCCGGGGAGTCCGCCCAACAAAACACCCATACCAGAGGCTTTTGAAGCCAAATTCCTGATAATGGCTATCTGGTCGTTTAGTGTTTGCTGTCTTGTTCCTCTAGACGTTGCTGCTTGCATTGATTTTTCGCTTGAGGTCATCCAAGAATCGGCAGCGGTGTCCCATGAATTCGCAGCTCTTGCTCTCGATGCTCCGTCAATTTCCACACCTATGGTGCTGGCATCACCCAAGCGATATTTAGATCCATCAGGGTTCCTTTGGTAGACCTCGACCACGTTGGTTTCTGGGTTACGCATAAACTCCAAGTTTTGGTTGGGTTTAAGCTGCGAATAGTCTATCTGCCCATTTCTTAAATAATTATCTTGGACAGCTTGCAAAGACTCAGGTGTGAACTTGCCGGTGTCTATGTTGTTGAACAAGCGAGCGTTAGTAGATGCTGTTATGGCGTTGATGTCTGTCTGACGCCGCGCATTGGTAGCGTCCTCCATAGCCACGCCACGCGCTTCCAAGCTGTCCATGTACATGTTGTTGTTGGCGAACTGGAGGTCTTCCAGCGTGGTCAGCCTGCGGCGAGTAGCCGTCCGGGCGTCGTTGTCTGGGTCATATGTAAACGCTTGACCGCCTGTAACCATATTGAAGGGCAAGCCGATAGTGTTACGCCCAACGTCAGCGATAAGGTCTGTAACCTTAAAGAACGGGTTGTTCATTTTGCGGTCAAGCTCTGCCTGCTGGTACTGCATACGTTCAGCCAAGGCTTCTTGAACCTGATTACGGTACGCTTGCCGTGGGCTGACGTACTGACCATATTCGGCAGGTGTTGCAACAGGCGCACCGATACCCATCTCTGGAGGCTGCATACCGGCTGGCCGAGCGGGTACGATCTCATTCATAGTGCGCTGCGCGAGCCTAGCCTCTACCGGGTTGGTAGGGACAAACGGCGCGGTGTTCGTCAGCCCAGACGCTTGGTTACGAGCCTCGACGTTTTCCGGGCTGAAGTAATCATCAGCTCGGCCATCGTCATCTAAAGCGCCTCGGCTTCTTCTCAAAAAATCCATAATTCCCATCTACTGGTTACTCCTTAACCGAAACCAAAGCTCGCGCTGCTACCCTTGCCTTTGCTGCTACTGGTAGCTGATGAAAGATTGTTCGGCGCACCAACAATCTGGTTGTAGAAGTTCAGAGCGTTAAACGGCGACATGCCTTGGCGGAACTGCTGGTTTAGCAGTTGCTGCTCAAAGTCCCGGCCATATTGACCACTGGCTAGTTGTTGACCCACGCCCGTGTTGTACATGTTGGCACCGGCTTGCATGTCGCTTGTGCCCTGCGCCCCAAGGCGTGCGGCCAAGCTGGCACCAAACTGTTGGTTTTGCTGGTTGGTGTTGAATGCGTTCTGACCGATCCCTGCGCCAAACTGTCGGGCTTGGTTAAACTGCCCCGCGTTAAACTGATTACCTTGCTGCTGTCGCCCAAGGTTAGCCTCTAGCTGCGAGGCACCGATGCCGTAGCCTTGACCCAGCAAGGCATTACCGGCCTGCGCGTTGTACATGTTTGCCTGCTGGCCGAAGCCTGCGTTTTGACTAGCCGTTGCCGCGTCAATGCCAATGCCTTGCCCGGTCATCTGATTGAAGGCGTTTTGATTCGCCATGCCCTGTTGCTGGCGGTAGCCGGTGTTCATGGCGTCCACGCCCGTGGCGGTGTTGATGCCGGTGCGGAGCATGTCGTTTGCCGCGCCCATGTTTGCCAGATTAGTTTGCTGATCGAATCCGGCGTTCATGCCAGCTTGGTTTGCTGCCACATCAACGCCTCGGCCCTGCATAGCGTTTGCGGCGTTTTGGTTTGCTAGAGCTGTCTGCTGGTTAAACCCAGCGTTCATGCCAGCCTGCGATCCAGCCAAGTCGATACCCCGCGCTTGCATTGCATTTGAGGCATCGGCGTTGCGGATGTTGGCCTGCTGGTTGAAGCCTGCGTTCTGGCTTGCCTGATTTCCCGCGATGCCAAGCCCTTGGCTTGTAAGGTTGTTTCTAGCACCGGCATTAAACTGCTGGTTCTGTTGGCCCATCTGCGCGTTCTGTTGCGCTCGATTTGCCTCAATACCCAACGCCTGACCGTAGGCATTGCCGCGCATCGAGGCCGCAACATCGGCTGATCGATCTGCCGCGCCGCGAGCTGCGATGGCGTCCGTAACCGCTCGACGGCTTGATCCGCTGTTGCCAGATGCAGCGGCATTGGCAGCATTCGCTGTCAGTTGATTCTCGTTAAGGTTTCGAGTGATGTCCCGAGTGGCTGCGTTAATCTGACCCTGTAAAACATCGTTGTTGATGTAGTTCGACAAGTTGGCTTGATTGAATCCAAGGTTCTGTGTGCCAGCAGATTGAGCTGCCAGATTACCGGCTTGATTTGCGACACCAGAGCTGAAGCCGCTGACGTTTGCAGACTGCGCGTCACGGCTCATGCCTCCAATTTGGTTAGCGAGAGCAGTGTCGATACCGCTGAGGTTTGCTGAGTTAGACATGTTTGCCATGCCGCCGATTTGGTTTGCAAGCCCAGCGTTGATGCCGTTGACGTTTGCCGCGTTAGCTTGGTTTGACATGCCGCCAATCTGCGAGGCAAAGCCAAGGTTTGGCCCTTGACCTTGTGCGGCGGTGCCCATCATAGCCTGATTGCCGTAGCGATTAGCAGCGCCGACATCTGCGCCAGCGTTAAAGGCGGCGTTAGCGTTTACGGCGTTGCCTGCCATCTCGTTTGCAAGATCGCTATCGACACCAGATCCCTGCGCGATACCGCCTTGAGCAGCTCCTCCAGCGTATTGGTTGCCTGCGCCAAACGCTGTGCCGATAAGGCCTTTAAGGCCTTGCGGGACATCGTTTTCTCCGATCCCACCACCCATCATCCCGTGGTGGCCGAAGCCGCCCGTCGCAGAAGCTGGGCCATAACCGGCGTTGCGCAGGTTCATTGGCCCTCGCGTACTGTACCTGCCAACTTGACCCTGCATAGCTTGGTTCGCAAAATTCAACGCGGAACTTGAGCCGCCAGCCAGTGCTGAACCTGACCCCATGAGACCGGCACCTGCGCCAGCCTGCATGTTTCCGCCCATAAACTGGTTCTGCAAAGCGCCAGCGAGGTTCGGGTTGATACCTGCAACGCCCTCAACGGGCATACCTTGATTGTTTAGCTGCCGGCCTTGCCTCATCAAATCACGACGGAACGGGGCCTGCGTCGGATCAACGAATGTGTTCGATGCGCTGTTTGAACTTGATTTTGATTTGCTGCCGCCAAAACTAAATATCATTTTCTTTTCCTATGCTATGTGAGTCCAAGCATTCGTGTCGTAGTAATAAAGTCCTCGGCCAGAGCCGGGGTTCCAAGCCGAACCGTCTGCGAACACCACCTGCCCGGTCTCTGGCTTCGACGGCTCCACGGTAAGTACCGGCAGCGTTGTTGTTTGAGCCGACACAGTAAAGCCGTTAGCTATTCTGTTAAGCTCCTGAACCAACCAGCTCCGCAGGCCCACTGCCGTGTCGGCTGCTGTGCTCGAAGGTATGTAGCTCATCGGCCTGCGACCTCCTGAACATCAATGTCGAGGCCCGTCAAACGCCAGAAGTCGGAGGCTGACTCCGAAGAGATGCGTAGGGCGAAGTACCTGCCAGATGTGCGGAGGTCGATCTTGTGATCGGACTCGACACTGAATGTCTTATCGACCTGCCAACGAACACCATCTTGAGGGCCGTCAGAAATTCCGACTTCAACGCGGACGGTTCCGGTACCTTCCATCTGGGGCATGATGCCCTTGAGCTGCTTGATGTTGCGAGTTGACTGACCCAGCACCTGATCCAAGTCGATCTTGGTGGCCTCTAGGTATGCAGGCATGACGCTGCCAGATAACCCGTTGGTGTCGTTCATCATTCTGATTTTGTTGTCATAGGAGTCGGCAGCGAAAACTTTGATGTTATTAGCCTGCGTGCCGAGTGAAATGTTCGACCAATAGTCGGTGGAGGCATTCCACGTCGCCGTGGAGTTTGCGTAGTTCCCGCTGGTGTCCATGCGATCTGCGATAGTCAAACCCCTGACGTTTGGTAGGTCGATAAAGGTGAATGCGTCAGATGTCCAGTTGTAGACCAGTGCCTTGTTAGCCGACTGCGAATCTTCCGCATCTGCGTCCGAGTAACAAATCCAAACCTCAGTGGTGTCTGGAATCGTCTGACAAAAAACAGCTCGGGTATCAATCAGATTGTTGAAGAAGGTACGCCGTACCTTGTTATCTACGATGCTCCGTTTTTGTGATCCGTCGTGCAGGTATATGTCGTTCTGGCCTACGACAACGTGGCCGTTGGGGATTGAAGCCACAGCGCCTCGGTTTAGGATGCCGTCATCGCTAAAGACTTCGCGGAAGCTGAAGACCAGCGGGAAGCCGATGAAGTCCATCGCGTATACGCCGCGCTCGGCATAGATTATGTTGGAATTGTTCAGCGTCAGTTGATCAACCAGCTCGCCGTTTGAGCCGCCCAGCGTTGTCTCACCTGACAGGTTGGTTGTGCTTGTGATGTCGTAGCTGCTCGGGATGCCAGAGGGGTCATACTCGTCCGACCAGCGGACGGTGAAAGGGCGCTTGCTGCTCCCGATCTCGTATCCGGTCATGACTAAGAAGCTGTTGAACGGCTTAACGCATTGTGTGACCAAGTTTGCAGGCCATGAAGGCAAGTCTGCGAAACGTGAACCTGACGGCAACATGTACTGGGGTGCCTGAGCGCCGTTGTTCATTAACATTGCGGTGCCTAGCTGCGCTCCCTGCCAGCGCGGCGAGTTGCTGTAATTCGTGCCGTCAGATGTCTTGGTCACATTGGTCACGGTAGTCCCGTCAAACCGATACAGCTTGTTGAGGCTCCCAATGACCAACGTGTTATTTCCGCCGTAGAGCCAGCCCTCTACTGCGGTTGGAGAAAAACTTAAAGACTCGCGCACGCTGTGCCCCAGAGCCTTGCCGATTCGTCCGCTGTGGAAAGCCACATTGTTTCCGTTAGGAAACTGGGTCAGCTCAAGATCGTAGGGATCTTGATCCGTGACGATGCCGCCTGCGCCGATTTTTCTGAGAGGTATGTAAGGCATTACGGGCCTCCCTCGTTCACGTCGAAGTCCTTGATCGCTGTGACAGTCACACGGGTGGTCACACTTGCGCCTCCGTTTGTTGCGGTCACATCCACGATGCTCGTCAAACTCGAATACGGTGTGTTGCTGTTCGCCAACCGGACGTATGTGCCGGTGCCGCTTGTCCCGCCTGTGGTAAACGTGTTGCTGCCCGACACTAAGTTGAAGCTCCAAGTTACGTTGCGGTTTGCGGACACGTTTACCGTCGCTGTCGCCGTTCCTGTGTTAAAAACAAGGACTTGGTGCGCCCCGTTTGCCGGGCTGGTGCTCAAAACGATGTTTGTCCAAACCTGAGTCGAGCCGACGTATACCGCTTCGACCTGAGTCGAGCCGACTTTCACGTTGCTAACCTGTGTGTTGCCTACTCGTAAATCGGGCATGGGCTAGGTCACAAAGTAGATAGTGTTGGCGTCTGGAGAGCCGGGCATCGATGACACCACCGCGATGTGTTTGCCGTCGATTTGATCGGCGTCGATACCTGAACCCGAGCCATCGACAGTCAGAAGTGCAGTCCGAATTTCTGTTGCAGTCTGATCCGCAGTCGCGTTGCTCTCGATTGCATCCAGCTTGCTTTTTAGCGTGTCGGTGAAATTGTTTTGAGTGAGTCCACCGTTGCCAACGGAATACGTTGTGTTGGTATCGGTGCTGCTAATGGTTCCGTTTGAGGCTATCGAGATGTTTGACCCTGCCGTGAGTGCTCCAACAACATTTGTGGTGTCGGTCACGTCGGCACTGGCTTCGATCCCATCCAGCTTGCTCTTCAACGTGGTTGTAAAGTTTTTCTGCGTCAGGCCACCATCGCCAACGGAATACGTCGTGTTTGTGTCCGTGCTGGTGATGGTGAAGGTTGGGTAACTGCCAGTGACGCTTGTGGCACCTGCGCCAGTGAGCGACACAACCTGATCCGGTGCGCTGTTGCTGAATTGAGTTCCACTTAGCGAGAGTCCAGATCCTGCACTGTAGGTGGTGTCGGTGAAGACTGCGTTGGATGGCACGTTTGTTGCCACTTGAGAGTCATCAACCTTGCTGTCGAGAGCAGCGGATAAGCCATCAATGTTTGCGATGATGTGGTTGTGCGAATCGTCTGCAATTGTCGTTACGAAGCTGACACTGCCAAGGTTGGTCATCGTGCCAGATCCCGTCACATCGCCGGTCAGCTCGATAGTGGGGTCTAACGTCAATTCGAGATCAATCGTGCCGTCGCTGTCTTGATATGTGGCCGAGAGTCCGGTCTCAGAGTTGCCGCTAAACATCGCGCCTGCAATGTCTTGGACAATTTCTGTAAAGTTGTCGATGTTTCCAACAATGTGGCTGTGTGAATCGTCAGCCACGACGGCAGTGATGTCTACGTTTTGCGATCCGTTAAAGCTAACAGAACCGCTAACGTCACCAGACAAGCTGATGGTTCTTGCTGTTTGAAGAGTTGTGGCCGTTGTTGCGTTTCCTGCCAACGCGGCGGTCACAGTGCCCGCAGAAAAATTGCCAGATGCGTCTCTCAAAACAACAGAATTTGCGGAGTTCGCGGTAGTAGCTGTGTTTGCGGTAGTCACCGCGCTGTTGATAGCCGTGTGGGTGCCGCTGACCGCGCCGGTGACGTTAGGGAATGTGGCCTTGATCGCGCTCTTGATCAAGCGGATGTGGTTGTCGCCGTCGCTGATGTTGTCGGAAGAGGTGGGGTTTGACGCCACCAAGCCGTTAATGTAAGTCGCTGATTCCAGTGCCATTACTTTTTCACCTTGTTCATAATACCGATCACTCCTCGGACGCCGAAGCTGGCGGCGATAATCACGGACAGCCCGTATTGGTACCACTCGGGCATTGTCGATAAGACCTCAAAACCTTGGCGGACATACGGCACCGCAGAAGGCACAAACGCCAAAACCAGTGGAATGCTGAATAAAATCGTCAACCACTCGTCTTTCCAGCTTTGGTTGCTGGCGCGAGCCATCGCGGTCTCCCAATCAGCCGCAGACTTCGCCTGCGTCTTCATGACTGACGCCTCCGCCTCTGCCTTGGCCTTGCTCTTGGCGACCTTGCCCTCAAGCCATGTCCGACCGAGGTCGGCAACCGGGCCAATGATTGATCCCAACAAACTCAATTCGCTAGCCCGCTAACTAAGAGGCCCACAAACACCGTCATGCCCAACCAGAACATCCGCTCGCCCTTGCCGAGCGTGAACTCCTGCACCGCGTTCTGTGACTCAAGCTCATCAATCCGGTTGTCTAGCTGCTGCACCTGCTCATGAATCCTGTCGTTGTGTTTCAGGATCGTCGTGACTCGCTCCTCTATACGGGCCAGCGACACCAATGCCTCGTTGATGCCGTCGAGCTTTTCCTCGAAGCGCGTCAGGCGCTGCTCGACATCCACTAGCTGTATTGCCATGTCATCGGGTCTGTTTCGCGTCTATCGACGTGAACAAACGTCTTCGCCACACCTATGCCCTTGAAGCCCAGCTTGATGGCGTTGCTGACAATCGCGTATCGCTGCGCCCCGCCTGTGACCTTGATGTCCGCCGCGATGCCCTGCGTGTGCTGACCGGGTCGGGCCTTCTTGACCTCAGCGCTGTGAGACGGCGAGCGGTATCCCGATGTGATAATGAACGGGAATCCGCACACGCCGCGCAGGTCATCGAGAGCAGACACGAAGTCCCACTGGATCTCGTTCTCGCCGGTCTCGATGCACGCAAAGTCTTCGATGTTGAAGTATCGAAAGTCCATAAAGCTCCAAGGGGGTTGTGTGCTGTCGCCGGACGGCGGTGTAGCGGGTAGATGTTGTCGATTCTACTGAAAGTTGTATCTAAATCAAAGGCTTAGAGGCGTTGAGTTGTTGTCTTTGCAAAGTTGTTGCTCACCAAGGCACACCTGTCGCCGTGCTTGGCTGCTTTTTCTCTTCCATAGCAGACGTCAGCCGTGACTCAACTGCGGCAGCATCTATCTGACTTTTGACCCAACCGATAACGTCAGCCTCCGTTAGGTCAGCGTACTGAATGAAACCCTCAGAGGCGGGGTCTGGTGTGAAATCCACAGCCCCATAGGCGTTTACGCTGTAGTTTACAGCGTCTTCACCTGTCCCGACCGTTTCCTCTTTGACCGCCCGCCAGTGTGCAACAGTCACACCTCCGACGCCGTCGCCAGTTAACTGTCGATCAAGACTTTCGATTTTCCACGTTGTCATTGTTTAATCCTCAACTATTGCGGCTTTGGATTTGCGTCTTTAACTGCTTGAATGCGAGCCTTCCACGCGTCAAAGTCGTGGAACATCTCATCGAGCTGGTCAGTCCAGCCGCCATAGGCTTCCAACCGACTGTCAATCCACGCTGTTGCCTCTCGTGCTGCTTGTGCAGCTTCTTGGTCAGCAATTAGTTGGTTGTTTTCTTCTTCTGTCAGTTCGATACTTGCGCCATCGACCAATTTGAATACGCCTGTGCTCATATTTTTGTCCTAAGAATTTGATAAGCCGTAAAGAGTGAAAGTGCCGCCGTCGTATGTGCCTCCCGCCATAGTTTCAACTTTGAATGCGTTAAAAGACGCTAAACCGCCACTGCCATGCGTCCTCGCATAAGTTTCGTTAACGTTAATGTCGTTTACATTCCAGCCCCAGCTCGACAGAAGACGGCTGTGGGTGTAGGTAAAAGACGAATCGTTCAACCCAAATATAGTTACTTCGACGTGATGCTTTTCGTTATTGTTGTATTCGTTAAAGCTGTACATCAAAGGCAGCTTGTTGCCTTGGTAAAAGTCGTTGTTAAATGTTTGAGATGTAGATCCTGAGTTGTATCTCAGCGCGATAGATGAAATGTTAAAAGTTGCGAAGTTGGAGCCGTTATCTGATGACAGTTGGATTTGATCCGCTGTGACATTCGATGATTGGTTTATGTCAGTCATAATCAATTTATAGACCTTGTAACCTGTGACACCAGTAAAGGTTACGCTCGACACTGATGATGAGATTGTTTGGCTTGAAATCACATTCCAAACACTGCCGCCGCCACCAGCGGGTGCCTCCCAAGCGACACCAGATCCGGTTGACGTTAATACCTGCCCATCGGTGCCTTGGCCGCCATTAACCTTGAAATTCGTGCCGTCTACTGTCGCGGCAGTGACATTCGTTGAGGAGTTACCTAACGTATCAGCGCTTCTGTCATAAAGAGTTCTAGCAGTGCCGCTGCTGTCGCGGTGCGATATGTCGTTGCCAAGGTAAAAATCTTTCCAGCGAGCATCGCTTAAACCTAAGTCTGTCGAGTTACTTGACCTTGCAGCATAGTCGCCACCCGATTGTGTTGCCGGTGTTAAAGCTTGTGTCGAAGCCTCCAGTCGTATAACAGTTTCGGTACTAACCCCGCCTCGGAGATACATCCCCCTATTTGTAAGTGTGTTGTCTTGAATGATGCCAATTGCACCAACGTCTGTAGTGCCGGATTTAATATGAATTACGTCATTTTGAGCGCTGGGCTTGCCAAAGACTGCGTTTGGTGCGGCGTTTGAAATACTGGCGACCCCATAGGCTCCCTTCCGAAGCAAAGTAAGTTCACTGCCGCCGATACTGCCATTCGTAGGTATCGAGGTTGATCCAAAAATTAACCCGTCATCCCACTGTGTGCTGAACCTCGCAAACTCAGATCCATCTATTTCAAATTTAATTGCTGAATTACCGGCGTTGTTATCTGCGTCGGCGGATATAGTCACATCGTCGCCGGAGCTTGAAAAACCTGTTGGGTCACCACCAGCAGACGAAATAGTTCCATCTGACGCAATAGTTACATTAGTTCCGGCGGTCAAAGCGCCCACGACATTCGCTGTATCGGTGACATCGGCGCTGGACTCGATACCGTCCAGCTTGTTCTTCAGGGCAGTCGTAAAGTTATTCTGCGTCAGCCCTCCGTCTCCAACAGACAACGAGGCGTAGGCGTTAAGCCAGTTAGACCCGTCGTAAACCTTCATCGCGCTGCTTGTACTGTCGAAGTACAGTGCGCCGGATACCAGAGCGTTGCCGTCGTTATCTTGAGACGGTGCGCTGGACTTAGATCCCAAATAGCGATCATCGAAACTATCCAAAGCAGCAAGTGCGGAGTCCCTAGCGGCCTCGGCGGCTGTCTGAGCCGACGCGGCGGAGGAGGCTGAGTTGCTCGCTGCCGTTGCAGATGTGGCGCTGTTACCGGCCTGAGTCGTGCTAGTGCCAGCCTGCGTGGTCGCCGTGGTGGCGCTGTTCGAGGCAGATGTGGCAGAAGAGGCGGCTGCGCTTCGACTTGCTGCGGCGTTGGTCTCTGCGGTCTCGGCATTAGTCTCCGCAGTCTCTGCTGCGGTCTTGGCTGTCTCTGCTGCGGTCTTGGCCGTCTCTGCGGCTGATTGAGCCGAAGCGGCAGAAGAGGCAGAGCTACTTGCAGACGTGGCGGATGTCGATGCGTTGCCAGCTTGGGTTGTGCTGGTAGATGCGCTGGTTGCTGCGGATGTAGCAGAGCCAGCGGCGTTGGTGGCTGATGTTGCGGCCTCTCCGGCCTTGGTGCTGGCAGTGGTGGCAGATCCAGCGGCGTTTGTGGCAGATGTCGCTGCTGCGCTTTGACTAGCCGCTGCGTTTGTTTCTGCTGTCTCCGCATTAGTCTCCGCAGTTTCGGCGGCATTTTTTGCGGTCAAAGATGAGGCGGCGCTGGCCGCGCTGTTTGTGGCCTCGGTTGCGCTGGTAGTGGCGCTTGCAGCGGCGTTGGTTTCGCTGGTGGCAGCATTTGATGCGGCGGTTGACGCCTCACCGGCCTTGGTGGTCGCTGTGCTGGCGCTGCTAGAGGCCGATGTGGCGGAAGACGCGGCTGCGGTCTGGCTGGCTGTTGCTGCTGAATTTGATGAGGCAGCTTGCCCTGCGCTGGTGGCGGCCTGTGTCGCGGATGCCGCCGACTCTCCGGCCTTGGTGGTCGCCGTAGCGGCGTCCGCCGTGATTCCGTTGGCTGCTGTTTCTGTGTTTGCCTCGGCGGTCTCTGCCGCCGCCTTCGCTGCCTCGGCTGCTACCTTGGCTGCCTCTGCCGCTACCTTCGCGGCCTCGGCGGCGTTCTTGCTTGTGAGCGCGTCCTGCGTATATGCATCGGCGGTAACAGCGGGGTTGTCTTTAAAAAATCCAGCCATTTCAATATCCCATCTGAACGGTTGCGGTTGACCCTGCGTTTTCCGCTTCAGCGGCGTGCTGCATGAGGCGACCCATAGCAGACTGATACGCTGACTCGTACTGCGACCCGTCTATGCCAAGGTAGTTAGCCGACTCGGATAGAGCGGCGTGCAGATAAAGCTCCGGAGCGGCAGCAAAAACAACATTGGTGTTCGACGGCGAGCTGCTGGTCAACCTATCCGGTACGAAGTAATAGATCATCCGTAGCTCGTCACTGCCACCGGCAGTTGGAACGGGATGAAAGCGCAACCTAAATGTCTCTCTAGCGAACATCTCTGGCGAGACACCTGTGCGCTCGGTGTAGCTGTGCATTTGAGTCAGGGAAACGCGAGACAGCGGGTTGTAGTTCCAAAACACATCCTTCGCCTCCAAGAAATCAGACGGCAAAGTCGCATAGCCGTCGCTGCTCAGAGTGAGAAGGATCGTCTTCTCGTTCACTGGGGCGCGAAGCTCATGGAAGATGCGGTTCTCTGCCAGCTCGATGAAGCTCGGTATGGCGTCATCAATGTCGGCGCGATCCAGCCAGTTGGCTATTGTGGCCTTGAGGCCGTCGTAGCTGGTGAGCGTAGACGCCGTGTCAACTATTCTGATTTCTGACGTGGCTCGATCATATAAACCCAGCCACGTTTGAAGTCGTTGATCGTTTTGTAAAAACGGCTCGGCCTCTATAAGTGCGCCATAAAGGTACACATCCGGGTAACTTGTCAGGAAAGACGATGTGGAGTTGGAGTCGGAGAGTGTTGTTACGCCCTTGAATCTCTTCTTGAGCCGGGTCTCGGCCAGTGCAATAAAGTCGGGAACCTGTGCGGCTAAATCGTCGCGGTTTAACCATGTTGAAACTGAGGTCTTTAGATCGCTGTAGTTCCCTAAACTCATATTCTTCCGCCTCGGGTTCTCAGGTATGCGTACTCGGGGCTGTTCAGGCGCTGCTTGATCTTCTTCTGATCCTCGTAGGTGGGGTTCATGACGTTAATACCCTCCTGCATCCACTGCACCACAACCACCATCGGTATGGATGCCACGCGCTCTGTTTCGCCGTACTTTGCGTGCTTGTCGATCTCATTAGATCGGGCGATGTTGTCCGCGATGATCGGGGCAATATCCTGCGTGTGGGCCACATGCAGCTTGTCCTCAATCTCGTCGTGAACAATGTGGGACTTCAATTCAGACATTCTTCCACCTCAAAAGAAAAAGGTGTCTCCCCCCGAAGGGGGAGACTTGCTCAGGGGAGGGATGAGCAAACTTTACGCGGTCAGCGCGTCGATCTTGCCGCTCGCCTCGTCGTGCTCGCACACCAAGGTAAGCTCTGTCAGCATCTGACGCTTGTCGCTGTCGCCGGTCTTAGCCAGTACAACAGTTTGCATAGGACGCAGGACTGCGCGTGACCAATACTCGGTATCCAGCATCAACACCGTGTTGGCGTTCAGGAACCGATTAGGAACAACAGATATTGTGGAAAATGGAGTAACCAAGATATCCACAGAGTTCACTACCGTAGTGCTGCTGCCGAAGTCTCGCTGGCGACCAGAGGCCGTGGCGAAGCCTGCAACCGTTACAGAGTGCGAGGGTGTTACCTGCATCTGCGTAGCGTCGCCGCCTTTTTCGTACACTTTTTGTGCCACGTCGAGGACGAGTGCCTCCGTTAGTGCTCGATTCGAGCCAGCGGTGTTGGTGGTGGCCGAGCTGATCTGGTTGGCAGCGGAGGTCAATTGACGTGCAGTTGAGCTGTTTCCAGCGGTTCCTGCCTGTCCAGCGCCAACAAACGAATGCTCTATGTCGCGCTTGATTTCCTTGCCAGCCTTAGCAATAGCATAAGCCAGATCGCTTGTACGGCCATAGGTGCCTACCGCTTCGGCGGTGCCTGATACCTGCACGACCTTGTCAAAGATCTGCGTGTTGGCAGTCTTTGTGGTCTGTGTGACGGTAGAGGCGGTGCCCGCGTCCGCGCCTTCCACGTTGGCGTTGGTCGCTACAGGGGCAAGAGAGTCTTGCAGCCACTGGTGCAGCGTTGCGCCAGCCGTTGAGGTGCCGATGCTGGTGAGCATGGGGGTATCGGTTGGGCTGATATCGTAGATGATGTCCTCGACATCTTCACGCTTACCTACCTGATCAAAAGTTTTAAGTGTGCCGCTTACTGTTGGCATTTCATTTCATCCTATTCAAGAGGGCTGCCGCTGCGTCATCAACAGTGCCCGTCTTCCTCAATCGCTCCCGTGTTTTACGGGCGCTCTCTGATTCAACGGCCTTTGTCGAGTCTGCTTTGGAGCCAGACAAAGTTTTTGTGGCAGACGGCTTCACTTTCTTTTTAGCCGCTACCTGTTTTGCCTGATCAAATTGCATGGCCTTCCACAGCGCGGTGATCAATCGGTGATCGGAGACCTTATTGAACTCCTCGCCGCTGACACCTAAACCTTGAGCGTACTCACCAATCTTGTAATAAAGATCGTTGTTCCAGTTGGGTATGTTTGTCTTCAGGACAGTCAGACTTTCTTTTGCTGCCTCTTTTGAGGCCGCCTCGGTCTGTTGCTGTTGCTGAGTCTGAAACTGATCCGCCTGCGCCTTAATTAAGTTGTAGGTGGACTGTGCCTGCTCATAGGCCGCCTTGGCCTGCTTATACTGATCAGGATTGTCTATCGCTGCCTGTTCCCAGTTCACGCTCTGAAAACGCGAAATGTCAGCGCCAGCGGCAGACATCAACGCATTCATGGTCGCTTGAGCTTCTTCGGTTTGGGCCTCTAGTGCCTTCCTCTGCTGGGCTACATGCTGCGTCTTCTGTGTGTAATCACGTTGTCTGAGGTACCCTAGCTTTAGCTCTTCGGCACTTAGGCTCTCGCCATCGACCTCAAATCTAAGCTCTTCTGATTCCTCCTCCTCGGCTTCATCGGTTGGGTCTTCATCGACCTCCTCTGCCTCGGCGGTGTCCTCTTCGGGTGCTTCCTCGAACTCTGCTTCCACTATGTCGGCCTCATCGGCCTCTTGATCGGATTGCTCCTCGACCTCTGGTTCGTCCAGATCGGACTCCAACAGCGTGGTCAATCTATCAATCGTGTCTTGTTCCGAAGAGTCTTGGGAGGGTTGCTCTGCCGGATCAATGTTTGCTTCCGCCATTTTACTCACCATCCTGTTGATTACGCAACTCTAAGTTGTTGATTAATGTAGCAAATTGCTGCACGAACATTTGGCCTGCCTTGAACATGGAGTAGAGCCTTTCGCGCTCTTCATTGGCCTCGGGCGGTGTCTGTAATATCTGGTCAACAATCCCCTGATTCATTGAGCTGAAGGCTTGGTTGAATACCTCGCTGTTCAGCATCGCACTGGCCGCGTCGGCCTTGGCCTGCAACTCGTGCAGCTCCATCGTCTCTAGCTCGCTCATTTCAAAAAGTCCTCTTCGGGTTGCTTCGGTTTTTTGGGTTTCCCCACTTTTTCGGGTTTTTCACTTCCCTCACTTTTCTCAGCGACAGGGGCAGCCGCCTGCGCCCTGTAGGCCTCGAATTCCTTAAAGACCTGCTTGATGTCGGGCTTGGGTTTCTTTTTCTCCTTCGCCCGGGCAAGCAGGTCATCGAACCTTGATAGATCAGCCAATGCTTACGTTCCTCCCTTGTTTTCGCTCCAGTTCTAACTCGGCTTCTTGTATCGCCATGTCATGCTTCATCTTCTCTGCCTCCATCAGCAGCTTAGAATCCGCGTTTTCTTCGGTGTGCTCTTGCTTCTGGCGGTCAAAAACCGTCCTGTTCTGCTCCTTCAGGATGTCTAGCTCAAGCTGGCCCTCCAGCACAGACACTTGTCTAGACTGCATATCGGCTTGAAACTCAGCCTGATGCATCTGCATCTGCATCTGCTCCTCTTGCTGCATCTGCGCCTGCTCTTGCTGTTGCTGCATCATCTGCTGGAACTGTGGATCGTTTGGATCTTGCAAGAAGGCCGCGCCGTCCTTGATGTTCAGCAGCTCAAAGGCCCGGGAGAGCAGGGCGTGGCGCTGCTGCTGACCGTAGAGGCCGCCGACGGTTGGGTCGGCTGGGTTGGAGGTGAACTGGGTGTCCAGAGTCAGCAGCTTCTGGGCCTCTGCCTGCTGCTCCTCCGGGGTCAGGGCAACGGCCACGGTCATCTCGGTGCGGTCTCCGAGCGCGGAGGGCGTTACGGGCTGGAACGAGCCATCGAGCTGTAGCATCACGGTCTCGTTCTCGTACTCCACGCCGAGGCGGTACAGGTCGTGCATCAGAGGCTTCAGGAAGTTCTCAGCAAAGTTCCTGCACATGACCATGATCCGCCGGTTGCTGGCGTTCATGAATGTGTTGATCAGGTCGCTTGAGTTCTGCTTGCTGATCGCAGTCGAGTCCATTCCGCGAGACATCCGGCTCGATCCAGAGCGTTGCTCCTTTTCCTGCTCGAAGTTCTCAATGGCGGTGTAGACGTTGCCGTTGAGCTGCGGGGTGGGCAGGGGACGTACCACAGACTCCGGGTTGGGCGACATCACGTCCACCACGGCACCTACCCGGTTATCGAGCAGATCGCGTGGGTTTTTGACCAGAGACAGGTTCGCAACCCAGCGGCTGGTGGTGGTCAGCATCAGGTGATCGACCACGCCACGCTTCAGGCTCGACATAGTCTTCTGAAGATCACAGAGCTGGTCGGCCAGCGACATGCCATAGAATCGGTGCGGGAGCGGGAAGGGCGTGAAGGTGCGGAACGGCATCTCTGACACCAGCTCGATGTCCAGCATCACCCGGCGGCTGTGTGTGCACTTGTAGTACACGCACTCGTTGATCTCGGGGTCGTGGCGCTTGATGTAGGACTCGTACAGCGTGACGTACTCCCGGTCGCGGGAGTCATCCAAGCCGAAGCGGTCGTGGCGGAAGCTATCGACTGAGTCTCGACCAATCGAGCCATCCTCCTTCAGCATGTCCTCCTCATCGAGCTTGGCGACCACATCGGGGTCAAAGCCCTCGGACAGCAGCTCGCCCCGGGTACGCGCCATGCGGTGGGAGCAGAAGTCAGAGTCCTGCACGGTCTTGGCGCGTGGGTTGATTAAAAAGTCTTCAGGCTCCACTGTCTCGACGCAGACCTTGCTGACATCAAATCGGCGGCGGGTGGTGCCAGATAAAGCAACCTGCGAGTAGGCGGTGCCGGTCTGCTCGTCCACAACCTCAATAGACTCCTCAACCACCTCCATCAGCTCAACGTCCGGCGCTGACATCATCATGGCGAACTCGTTCTCGCTGAACTGGCTGAACTCCTCTGACTCGTATCGATAGTCCTTCTTCCAGTACCGCTTCACCACCCCGGTTTTTGCCACCAGAGCGTCGTGGATTACGTCCGCGAGGATCTTGTAGCCGTTGTTCTGGCGGTAGAAGTTGTAGTTAGTCCACGCGGTAGCCATCCGGGCGGTAAAGACATCGTCCGGCGACTGCGGATCGAAGCGGCAGATGTTCCTGTCGGCGGAGAAAGTCTCCAGCATCATCGCCTTTACGGCCTCAACGGCGTCGAACACGTCCCGGGAGACGTGCTGGCTGCGTCCACGCACCTCATTCCCCATGGGTTCGCCGTAGTAGTATCGGTGGCCCTTGTCTCTCTGGTCGCCTACCTCGCTGTTGGCGTAGGTGTCGGCGGCGTCGATGTTGCGCTCCAGTGTCGAGAGCAGCTCCTGCTCATCAATAGTCATATTCATTGCTCAGGTATCCTTCTTTTGTGCCAAGTTGCTGCTGCTCTGCGTTGTTTTGCCCGTAACGGGTCACCGATATGGCCGCGTAGCGCGTTGCGTCCATCAAATCGTCAAATTCCTTGTGAATTTTTCCCTTCTTGCGGTGATAGCGCCGAAATTCCTCGAACCACGGGCTGAGGTTGCTGAAAACCTGCAACCTGCCGGTGCGGAACCGCTCCAGCATCTCCATCAGCCCCGGCTCGACGTAGTTGGTGCCGTCGGGGTTGGTGAACCTGCCCACCATCAGCACCCCTGCCTCGACGTACATCTCCGCCAGCGTCTTGCCAGAACCCTTTTCCGTCGAATCGCCGTCGTGGGGGTAAATCATGGGGATGGTTTTCCCTCGTGACTTGATGGCCGAGGCGTGTACCGCCGGGATCTCGCCCTCTTTCTTATATATGTCGTACACATAGATGGTGTCGTTGTCTGGGTTGTAGGCCGTCCAGACCACGCAGGTGGGGTGGGTGATACCAAAGTCGATGGCCGCCAGCTTCTTGTAGTGGCCCGGTATCTCGAAGGGATCGCACTTAACAACCTCCTCTGAGAGCGCGAACACCATGCCCTCGCCAAGCACCGGGATGCCCTTGGAGCGCATATCGCGCTGATACTCAGGAATAGCTGCCAGCAGTTGTTCTTTGGTCTCTTTGTTTAGGTGCTTGGCATCGTCCCAAGTTGCGTTTGCGAGGTGCTGCCCCTGCTGCCGGTTGTCCATAAACTGCGCCACCAGCTCGGTGACTCCGTTTTCAGGCGTGAACGTCATCGTGACGTACCCGCCCTCGCCGCCGTTACCCGTAGCGGTTCGTGTCAGGCACTGTGGGTAGATCGTCGGGTCTACTGGCTCCTCGTCGATCCAGATAAAATCTTGGGAGCTGCCCATGAGGACGTGCTGGCCCTGCGTGTAGGACTTGAAGCTGACGAGTGACGTGTTGCCGGTGGCGTGCCTGACCGCGACATCCCGCGGGAGGCGAGGCGTACCCATTGCCGGTGTGACCTGATAGGTCTGGTCTTGCCGGATTAGGCCATTGCCGTCGAATTTGCCCTCGCCCAGATAGGCACCAAACAGCTCCTTCACCACAACATCGCGGAGCTGCTCTCCTGACACCCCTAGGCACCAGATCGAGGTTGGTTTTTTGAAGCGGATGCCGTTCCACCACTCCGGGTATTCGCCGGTTAGGTGATAGGCGACCTCTACCGCCATCGATGCGGTCTTGCCGACTCTGTTTGCCGCCATCAACAGGCGCTGCTTGTTTTGATTCCCGGCGCTGTAGAATTTGCGCTGCCAAGGGTAGGGCTTGAAGTGATCCAGCCGGTGGGTTCGCTTGTGCTCTTTGACCACGGCGATGGCCTTAGCTATCTCCGCCGCTTTTTCCTGCTGCTCTTCTGTCAGATCAGGAGTCCCTTTTTTGCGAACCGCTTTTTTTGAAGTACTTGCTGTCACAAAACGCCCTCAGTGTGTAACCCGATACGCCACCCGTACCCACCCATACCCGGAGTCCCAGATTTGCGAAGCGGGTTTGACCGGCCTTGACGCCTCAGAATCCGACCCACCTCGAAATCGTAAGTCATTGATATCATTGAAGTTTTTCTAGCTCCGATGACGCGGTACAGTAGTAACTGTACCCCGGTGCCCGTCAACCCCCGTCATACCTAGGCGATGGGTTATTCCTGATAACCGCATCACAGCTTCGACGGATCGATACCGGCATCCTTCAGCGCCTCGATGGCCGCATCGAGCTGCACGTCTACGCCCACTGAGCCGCTCACATCGACCTCCTGCCGGTCTGTCCAGCCGCCCCTGTTCTTTAAAAAGAAAATTTGAGCAGCGGTCTTGTCGCCCTCGACAGCGCCCTTGTGCAGCGCGTTCGTGACGGCGCTGATACCAGCGGCCTTCCCGGCCTTTAATGCTTCCGCAAATTCAGCATCGTCCTTCTTGCGTCTCGTCATCGTTGCCTGATGAATGCCCAGCATGTCTGCGATCTGCGCCTCGGTCAGCCCGATCTCTGCCAAGCGATACAGCTCTTTGAGGTCGATCTCTTTGTTGTAAGCCATACAAATGCCTTGCATTTCAATTAGTTACGCCACGCATTATGCGTCAAACAAGTACAGGTTGTGAATACAAATTGCAATTGTTTTCGCGTCCAGATCGGTGTGCCACGGGGTACCCGGCACGGCTGACACGCCGCGGAGCACCTAAGTCATTGATTTCATTGAAGTTGCCGGGTGAGTGGCCTGTGCCGGTCTTTTTTTTCAATCCATATGGGATGGGATTTATATGGGCGTACCAGTGGGGGGCAGCGTCAGCCTCCAGCTATGGGTATGCCTTTTTCATTTTCATATGGATTACCTTTTACATTGACTCACTTGTCTCTCTCTCTCTAATTAAGAGAAAGGGTAATAAGAATAAGGGTTTCCGTGCTCCGGGTAAGTGTGCCGGGTGATCTCAGGCTCTGGGTTTGCCCTAGCACACCCGGCACAACAATGACGCGGAATAAGTCGCTGGGGTTATTCCGCACGCAAAAGAAAAGGGGCCGTAGCCCCTTCACGCCTCAAAGCCTCAAAGCCTCAAAGCCTCAAAGCCTCAACGGCCTTAGCGATCAACGCGAGGACGGAGAGCTGCACGGTGCCGCAGTTGTCTGAGGCGACTAGCAGAGCGATCTAGTTTGTCGTGCGGGTATCGATGTGCATCTACGCACCTGCCAGCGGCCCGAAAATCAGCGCGAGTCATATCCCTCCGCTGGATCAGTTGCTGTAGCTGCTGGAATGCTTGGACTTCAGCCTGCTGCTCGGTGTTAGCAGCAGGATCGATGCAGGTTGCAAGCCGAGCCAAGTGGTGCGCTTTCTTCCATTGAGTTCTGTTCATTAAAGCCTCTCCCGCAGGAAGGCCTCTATCTCAGCCGCCACGGCCTTCGAGCCGGAAGGGGAGCGCAGGATGTCCAGCGTGGTCTTCGTGGCGAGCTGCTGCGCGTTGAGTGCGCTGAGGTCGAAGCAGGCCCGCTGCGCCCGCCCGGAGAGGGCGCTGAGTTCGTTGTCAAAGATATGCACTGGCCGCTTGGCGGCTGGGGCCGGTGTCCACCACCGGGTGTTGCAGTCATAGCCTACCTCGTTCTGGATCGACTGATCGATGTTAAACACGGCATCACTGGCAAAGCGCGAGGTCAGGAATTCCTTGATGGTCTCGCCATCGCACTGAAGGAAATCCATGTAGGCCTCGATGCCTTCCCGGTCTATATCGACAGTGAACTGGATTTTAACTTTCATACCTTCCTCCCCGGGCCGCTTACGCGGCCTCCCAACCATCGATGTATTCTCCGATGTGGATTTTGTTGACGTACTCGCCCTCGCTCAACTCATGCATAGAGATGTCGTAATAGCCCTCGTCTTTCAACTCTTTGATGCGATCCAAGCACCAGTTGAAATCAGGATCGAAATTCAATTCAGGGGTGTGGTCTTGGGGAGTCACCCTTTCTTCGCGGGGCAATCGGTAGTAGCCGATTTGGAATGTGTCCTCGAACCACTCGACGGTACTTACCCAACCGTCTTTGTGTTCCCAAGATTTGATCTCTTTTTGCTTTCCGCCTCGATCCCCTGTTGGCTGACCTTCTGCGCTGAGGAAGCCAGCGACTGAGCCGTAGCCGTCTTTAATGTGGTCTAAATCCAAGAAGCCCTTTTTGTGCAGCGAAACGAATTGTTCTACTGCTATGTCGATTGATTTTTCCATCACGTTCTCCTTTGGGCCGCCTACGCGGCTTTCTCGTTTACAATAAAATCACTTTCCACGAGAGACCAACAGCTTCTCGCTTGGTATTTGGACTCGAATATTTGATCGTCTAACATCTCCGCCATCGCCGCAAAGTATTCGACAAAGACAGGCTGCTCCGGTGTGTAGTCGATTTCATTCATGGCACTGGCTAGGCTCCAATTCAGATGGGCGCGAAGAAAGCGCGCAACCGTTGGCATCTCTGATCTTAATAGAGGTATCTCGTCGTTTTTTGCCTCACCGTCGGTGCAAATTAGTTTGTACTCAAAAACAGCCATGTCTATCTCCGTTGTGTTTCTTGTTAAGACAAGGGAGATAATACAGCATTGAGTTGTAATGACAAGTAAAACTTGTCGATTCAGGGTAAATAATTCAGGCAAAAAAAAGCCCCTCAGAAGGGGCCTTGGAGCCTTTCGATCTCGGCGTCTATGTAGAACTTTATCTTCTTGGCGTCCCTGAGCTGGTCGCTGTGGGATGACTCGCCGTATCGGTAGCAGCTCCTAAAGATCTCACCGATCTGGGCATTCATGTTCTTGAAGCTGATCAGGTGCTGAAGCTCGTCGGCACCACCCGGTAGCTGGTAGTAGCTGGCGCTTGAGCCGTCCGAGCGGCTTGGGTCATCAACGGTCTTCATTGCTGGCCTCCCTTTTAATCTTGCCGATCTTGGATTGATAGGCGAAGGTCTTCACCACCTGATCGCGTGACAGCGTACCGGCCTCGCGCTTGTACTGAGAGCTGTCCGCCAGTGTGATGGTGCCGCCTTGATCGAGGTAGTCCTGCAACGCCTTGGCGCTTGCACGCCTCTGCGCCTCCTTGGCCTCGTCCCGTGACGGCCTCAATGGATTGTCTCCTGCGCTTCGAGGAAATCGACATCGACGCCGCAGCACAGGCTGTAGTAGGCGTATGTGCGGCGCTCTACCATGCGGTCACCGTATGGCTCGGTGTCGATCTCAACGTCCTCGATCACGTCGCACAGCTTGCCGCAGCGCGTGCATTGGAAGTCAGTCACGGTCATCGCAGACGCCCCCTAGTTGCAGGTAGTCGCTGTGAGCGCCCTCGATGACTCTCTCGCAGTAGGCCGCCTCGGAGGCCTTGGCGTCGGCAAAGTCTGCCTCGCTCACCGTGCCCAGCGCCGTCAGCGCCAGCGCCGTCAGCCCGATACCAGTTAAAATTTTCATTCGCTCTCCTTGCTCACACCTTCCCACCTGTCGCGGAATAGGTTCTTAACCTTCTGCACCGAGGACGCCGAGATGTTCAGCCCCCGGGCGATTTGCTTGGGGCTGTGGCCCCTGCGGCTCCCGGCTATCACGGCCTCGACGATCACGGGGTTCTGGTCGAAGCGTGCCCGCGTCGATGCGCCCTTAATCCGCGGCCCCGAGAAAATGCGGCTCAGGCGGCCATCCATGACGACCCTCGTCGCCTCAAAGAATTTATCACTCATTTATTGTACGAACCTCAAATAGTTGTAAATAAATGCGGCGGTTGAATCGATTGGGGTGTCGTGACAAGAGAGGCCACCCACGCTCATCGATTCTGTTTCACGTCTGGTACACATGTTTCCAGCTCAGACTGAGGCCGCCGCTCCCCTGCCGGAGATGCCTCGGAATAGATTCACTCGGCAAAGCCGAGCGTCAGTTGATGCTGGCGATCCAGCAAATCCCGGAGGTGCTCTGAGTGTATCGCCTTGAACTCCTCCCCAGTGTCGAGGTCGCAGACGCTGAGTCGAAACTCGTCCGCTTCTCCACAAAGTTTGCAAACCTCGCTGATGGTAATTACGACACCCAAGACGGGGATAGTCACCTCGGTGACGCTGTCCGCCTGCGGCTCTTTCCGGCCACTTACTTCCTGCTCTGCCATATTGGTTCCTTAACTTCAAACTGCAAAACCGCGGACAAACTAGCACACGGTTTTTGTCGAGACAACACGAAGTTGTCATTTTATTTATGATCGAGAATGTTCTGGCACCACCAGTACATGTCGGATTCTTCCATGTCGTGCTTCATCAAATTAACGCGCAGGCAGACGAGCTGCACGTTCCGGGGGCTAAAGAGATAGCCCTTTTCCTGATCGATTCGATCTAACGAGACGTTTAAGTCCTTGCCCTTTCGGCCCTTGCCGTCCTTTGCGGCCTGCATCAGCACACCGCTCAGGGCGCATCGCCCCCTCTGCTCGTCCCAGATCTGCATGACCTGATCGATGTTTAGATCCCACTCAAGCTCACGCTTCTTGGCACCGTACTTGGCCTTACTGACGGTGTTCCGCAGGTAGTCCCGTGGGCTGTTGTGTTGTGTCTTGAATTCAGCGCGAGTCCGACAAGATCGACAGGTGTTTTCGATAGACCCGTCAGGTCTCTTGTAGAACCGCGCCGTCTCTTTTACCTCCCCGCATACGGCGCAGGTTTTTGTTTTCATGGGGTACAACTATACGCCTAAAACGGTGCCTCATCGTCCCAGTTTGCCGGGTCGAGCGGGTCTAACTCCTCGGCGGCCTCGACCATCACGTTGCTGTCGATGTTGTGGTGTGCGTTGAACGCCGCGAGCGCCAGCTCAGGGATCACGAACTGAACGAACCGCACCTGCCGGTGACCGACCCGGGAGCGTTTCTCTCCCGCGATGAGGCCATCGATCTCGTGCAGGTGCTTCCAGAACTGCGACTCCTTGCGTGCATTCTCGAAGCGGCCCTTCACGCTTGAAACATATGTCTGATAGATCGCATTCTTTGGCTCAAACTTGGCGAACTCAAACACCTCGCCGTTGGACTTCTGCTCCCTGAACTCCCCGGAGCCGATGCAGTCCATGACCCACTGGTCAACCGAGTCCAGAGAGTGCAGCTTCTGCTCGTCGAGCGCCGCAGTCCTCGGAGCCTGACGGACATCGACGGTGTTCAGGTCAAAGTGCTTGAAGAAGTGCAGAAGATGCTCGGCACCGCCGCGGTCATACCAGCGCCTCAGCGCCCCAAAGTATTTGGCGTCCTGCTGCTTCACATTAGAGACATCGAAGATGGCGAACCGGCGCTCGTCCAGCGATGCAGGCACAACCCACTCCTCGTTGGAGCTGAACAGGAGCCGGGTGTAGTTGGCAGAAGAGTAGGAGTCCATGCCCTTGCGCTCGACGGTGATCCGGCCATTAGTCAGAAGATCCTTGAGCGCCCCCTCTGCTGCCTTGTTCCTCGCCCAATAGGCCTCATCGCACTGAAGCAGCAGGGTGTCTTCTAGGTGCCGGTTGAACTTCCCGGTGACGTGCTCGGCCTTGGACACGATGCGGTGGTGCGCCTTGCACAATCCACCCACCAGCTCGCCAAAGAATGTCTTGCCCGATCCCTTGGAGCCTCGCAGCACCAGACCCACACCGACCTTCGACTGCGGCTTCTGGATCATCTGCGCCACCCAGCCAAGAATATATCTGGCGTGCTCCTCGTTCCCGGAGGCGATCACGTTGGTCACGAAGTCGGTGAAGGGCTGCACCTCTCCCTGCACGGCCTTGAAGCTCCAGCCCCGCCAGAGGTTGTAACGCTGCAACACCTCGGAGTCCGGGGCGAAGCAGATGCCTGCCGCGTATGTCCGCCGGTCAGGGTGCTCCAGCCAGAGGTCAACGAGGTTAACCATGCGTGGCTTGTCGCTTCCCGGGTCGAGCACCTTCCTGTTGGCGAACTCTTTCTTCAGGTCTTCGATCTTGTAAAGAATAATCTGCTCCGAGTTCAGCTCCTCCCGCAGCACCCGCGCCGAGCCTTCTACCTGAACGAATGCCCAACGCTCTAGCATGGTGGGCAGCTCGTCAGCGACCAGCTCGACGCTCTCGGACTTTTTTGCCTCAAACTTCAGCGAGGCCATAGTGACCTGCGCCCCTGCGTAGTCGCCAAAGGACAGCCACCGCTTGGCGCACTCACCTTCTTTGTATTTAGATCCCTCGACAGACCAATCGTCCCAGAGCTGCAAGCCCTCCGGCTCGCCGCCGAACTGGTGATGCAGGGCCATGCCGACCTTGACCCAGTTGTCGTGGTGATCGTCGGGGTCGAGGTCTCGCAAGATCTCGTGTATCTCCTCGGCGTCCATGTCCAGCGCGGCCTTGAGGTTCATCAGCGCATCGGCCTCCTCGGCCTTCTGCTGGCTCCCGGGGCGCACTTCCTCCCAGCCCAGATCCCGGGCGACCTCTTCAAAGTAGGCAATGAAGGCCATCGCCAGCTCTTGCGTCAGCTCTGGCAGGTCATCGTAAAAGACATCGGCAAGCGTAGGCCCGGAGACCCACTCGTATGGCTTGATGGTCTTTGGGTGGATGCCGTAGGCGACCCACTGCTGCCCGTGGCCCAGAATCTCAACGGCCTGCGTTACACCGTCTGGTGTCTTGAACTCGCAGGACTTCATCTTCTTAAACCGCTCGACGTTCTGGAACGGGACAACGCACTTGGGGTTCTCACCAATGCGGATGGCACCGAGACCTACGTTGTTCTTCAGCCAGTGCAGTAGCTTGTTGTTGACGGCCTTGTCGCGGCAGTCGATATCCACGGCGCAGGTGGTGGAGGCCAGAACGCCGATACCAAACTGCGGCATCTCATCGATCCAGCTCGTGACCAACTCCGGTGTGCTTTGAATCTTCTGCCAATCGTTACCGGGCGGTCTCTTCTTACCCGGGAGGATTGGAATTATGTTGTAGCCCCGCTCAACAAGCCGGTGCCCAAATTGATCTAACATCTACATCCCCTGATCAATCGAATTTGTGCGCCATGTCCTCGGCCCACTCTGAAATGCGTCGGCAGATTTCGGAAATCCAGTAGCTGAGATCGTCAACGAACTCGCCAAGGACTTGGAAAAACCACCAGATAAAAAGAAAGAACTTGCTCCTCATTTCTTACCTAACAACTTTGTTGTATCTTTCAGGAGGTTAGGGCATAGGTCGAACCAAGTGATCTTTCGCTCGGTGCAAAGCTCAAGCTGGACTGCGCGAGACGCGGGTACCTCGCCCTTGGCACGCCACGCGGCCACGTTCTGCTTCTCAAGATCCAGCAGCAGCGCGAGCTGTCGATCCGACTGAAGGCCAAGGATTTTCTTCACCTGATCGAGTGCGTCGTTGACCGACTTTGTGGTTTTGTTTTTCATTTTCGTCCTTCTGAAAATTTATCGACAAATTTGTTTGCGTTAGTAACTTGTCTACATCATGATACAACTCAATGTTGTACGTCAAAGAAAAAAGTATCCATGCAGCAATTTGAAATTGACCTCGGCCCAGCGCACGCGAAGCTCAGTGCCAGCTCTGCACACCGATGGATCGCCTGCCCGGCCAGCGTCAAGGCGCAGGAGGGTTTAGTGGACGAGGGCAGCCTTGCCGCCGAAGAAGGCACTGCCTTACATGAATTGTCAGAGACGTGTCTACTGAAAGGGCTGGAGCCTCACGACCTCATCGGTGAGTCGTTTAACGCATTTGAGATTGGTCTGGAGTACGCAAACTTGGCGAAGGTTTACGTTGATCACTGCCGCTCGCTGCCGCAGACGCACACCCACGTAGAGCGCCGATTGGATTACAGCATGTGGGCCGACGGCGGGTTTGGCACCGCTGATTACCTTGCAATCAAAGAAGGCGAGGCGTGGGTAGTGGACGCGAAGTTTGGCCGCAACCAAGTCGATGCCGACTGCGATCAACTTAAATGCTACGCCCTTGGAGTCTTTAGCGAGTTCGGCTTCGACGCCCAGCTCGACACCGTTCACATGACGATTGTCCAGCCGCGGCTGGGGCACATCGATACCCACACCATGCGACACAGAGATCTTCTTAAGTGGGGTGCTGAGGTTCTGGCACCGGCAGCCGAGGCCGCGCTCGGTAAGAAGCCGCCGTTCAATCCCGGCGAGTCCCAGTGCCGATACTGCAAAGCCGCGCCGACATGCCGAGCGTTAGCGGCACATGTTTTCGACAAGATCGGGGAGGAGTTCGAGTGAGAGACCCGGAGGTTTTGAGCAACGAGGAGATCGCAGCACTGCTGCCACACCTCGCCACTATCAAAAGCTGGTGCGACTCCGTCGCAAGACACGCAGAGAAGCTGGCGCAGTCTGGCGTACCCATCGAGGGCTACAAACTGGTGACCAGCCGCACAAACAGACGATGGTCAGATGACGAGGAGGCCATAAAGGCCATGACGCTGCTGACTAACGAGCCGGTGATGAGCCGGAAACCAATTTCTCCTAGCAAGGCAGTCGCAATGCTGGGGAAAGACTGCGACAGCGTTAACGCGCTGATTGTGAAACCAGAAGGCAGGCCGACTCTGGTGCCGGAATCCGATAGGAGACCGGCTCTTGCAGCAACGGATGGCTTCGACGCAATAGACGATTAAGGAAAAAACTATGTCTACGGTAAAGATAGAAAACGCTCGTTTGAGTTTCCCTAGCCTCTTCACGCCAACGGCGTTTGAGGGTTCCGACAACCTGAAATACAGCGGCACGTTCATTCTGGACAAGGACGCCGACGCCGACCAGATTAAGAACCTGCGAAAGATCGTCAGCGAGCTGGCGATGGAGAAGTGGGGAGAGAAGCAGCCAAAGAAACTGTTCCTGTCGCTGCAAGATGGCGACGAGACCGACCGCGCCGAGTACGAGAACAAGTACATCGTGAAGGCCAACAACCGCAAGCGGGTGCCGATCATCGACAAGGATCTGTCGGCGCTGGTAGAGGAAGATGGGAGGCCGCAGGGCGGTGACTATGTGAACGCAAAGGTGCGCTTCTACGCATGGTCATCCGGCGCTGCATTCTCTGGCGTTCTCTGCTCCCTCGAAGCCGTGCAGTTTGCACGGGAAGGCGAGCGGTTCGGTGGCGGCGGCAATGCCCTAGAAGGCTTCGATGACATCAGCAGCGAGACCGCAGCCGACGTGGTAGAGGAGGCGGAGGAGTTCTTGGCTTGATCGTCAGCATCGACTTCGAGACCTACTCGGAGTGCGACATCCGGGCTGCGGGTGCGTGGGCGTATGCCGACCACCCCAGCACCGAGGTGCTGTGCCTAGCATGGGCGGTGAACGATGAGCCGCCTGAGCTGTGGACGCCCGGAATGCCTGCGCCGACTGAGCTGTTCCGCTTGATCGAGCGGGGGGCTGAGGTCTGGGCGTGGAACAGCTTCTTCGAGTTAGCTATCTGGCAGAGGGTACTTATGTGGCCCAGCATCCCAATAGCACAGTGGAACGACACCGCGGCACTTGCTGCGGCGCAGGCGTACCCCCGCGCCCTTGGAAAGTGTGGCGAGTTCATGGGGATGGATGATGAATAACCTTAAAGACAAACGCGGCAAATACTTGATCCAACGGCTCTGCAAACCCTACCGGGGCAAGCGCGTGCAGGATCAGGAGCTGCTGCGCGAGCTGTACAACTACTGCCTGCAAGATGTGGTCGCTGAGAGAGCAATACGCAAAGAGCTTAGACCACTCCACCCCGGTGAGCGATTGGTCTGGGAGGCAGACCAGCGCATGAACCTGCGGGGCGTGAAGCTGGACGCTGCAAACTGCGAGCACGCCATCGAGATCATCAAGAAGGTGGAGTCAGAGCTGAACAGAGAAGTGTTTGAGCTGACCGACGGCGAGCTGGCCTCAACATCCTCTCGGGCCAAGTCCCTCGAATGGATCAACCGTCAGGGGCTGGCGATGGATTCATATGACAAGGCCGCGGTGACCTGCGCCCTCGAAGGCGTGTGCCCACCTAAAGTGTATCGCTTTCTACAGATCCGGCAGGCGCTGTCGAAGTCCAGCACCAAGAAGTTTCAGGCGATGCTGGCCTGCTTGGGCCGGGATGGCCGGGCGCACGGCACAGGCATGTACCACGGTGCAGCCACCGGGCGCTGGTCTGGGCGACACTTCCAGCCCCAGAATCTGCCGCGGCCCATAGTCGATGACGTTGACCCCATCATCGATGCCCTGCGGTACCGCTGCCCGGATCAGCTCCGGGGAGAGCCGATGGCTCTGCTGGCCTCGTGCCTGCGAGGGATGCTGATCGCAAGTAAAGGCAGGCGTCTTATCGTCTCCGACTACTCAGCCATCGAGGCCCGGGTGCTGGCTTGGCTTGCCGGTCACGAGGCCGTGTTGCAGTCATTCTGCGAGGGGCTGGATCTGTACAAGGTCACGGCATCTGACATGTACGGAATAACGTACATGAACGTCGATAAGGATCAAAGGTTCATCGGCAAGGTGGCATCGCTGGCCCTTGGCTACCAAGGCGGTGTGAAGGCGTTCCAGAAGATGGCAGCAAACTACGGCACCGATGTTGATGAGGCTACGGCGCTCAAGATCCGCGACGATTGGCGAGCCGCCAACAGGCCTATCGTCAAGCTGTGGCACGAGGTTGAAAGCGCAGCGTACAACGCCATCCAGAACGGCAGGCGTGAGGAGACCCGAGCCGGTGACTTCATGATGGTCAAGGGCGACCTGCTGTTCAAGCTGCCGTCTGGCAGGTGCCTCTCGTTCCCGCAGGCGGCGTTGATCAACAACAAGATCACATACCAAGGGATGAACAACTTCACCCACAAGTGGGGAACCATCGAGAGCTATGGTGGTTCGCTTGTGCAGTCGATCACGCAGGCCGTTGCCCGGGATCTGCTGGCGCACGCGCTGCTCAAGCTCGACGCCGCAGGCTACGACCCGATCATGACAGTTCATGATGAGATTGTTGCCGACACCAAGGTCGGTCACGGGTCACTGGATGAGTTCAATACGTTGATGTGCGAGCTGCCGAAGTGGGCCAAGGGTCTGCCGGTGGATGTCGAGGGCTACGAATCAGAAAGATACAGGAAATAAGAATGTGGATAGTTCCAAAAAATTACCTACCGTCCTCAGTCTCTGCACTGGCTACGGTGGCATCGAGCGAGGACTTGAGCTTGCCGGGTTTGAGCATCGAGTCATCGCTCATGTGGAGATCGAAGCCTTCGCTGCTGCGAACTTGGTTGCAAAGATGGAAGAGGGACAAATGGTTCCGGCACCTGTGTGGACGGATCTTAAAACCCTGCCAGTACACTGCTTTCGAGACCGAATTGATGTCCTCACTGGCGGTTACCCCTGCCAACCATTTAGCGCGGCTGGAAAGCGGAGAGGCGCAGACGATCCCCGACACCTTTGGCCTCACATCAAACGACATATCGACACAATTAGACCTGTTCGGTGCTTCTTTGAGAACGTCGAGGGACACATCAGTCTCGGACTCAGAGAGGTCATTGGAGACTTGGAAAGCCTTGGTTACGCAACGACGTGGGGAGTATTCAGCGCGGCTGAAGCAGGCGCACCTCACCAGAGAAAGCGGGTCTACATATTGGGTGACGCCAACTGCGACAGACGGAAACCCGATACGAGGAGGGGAGCTCTATCAAACAAAGAATGGAACGGTGAGGGCGAAGAACAAAGACGGAACCACCAGCCAGAGGGGGTTGATCGAGCAGGTTATGTGGCCGACGCCGACAATAAACGGCAATCACAATCGCAAGGGTCTGAGCAAAACGTCGGGAGATGGATTAAGCACGGCAGCGAAACAATGGCCGACACCCACGGCTCACAACAGCAAAGAGGGCGCGTATCCATCGGAGTACAACCGGAATACTCCAAGCCTGACATCGGTGGCGACACAAGAGGACAACAAACCGCCCCAGTCTGGCTCCCTGAACCCAACGTGGGTCGAGTGGCTGATGGGGGTGTCTTCCGGGTGGACAGACTTAGGCTGCTGGGGAACGGAGTAGTGCCTCAGACCGCTGCAATAGCTTGGGTTGTTTTGTGCGATCAATTACAACAAAAAATAGATAAGACAACCAATGCGTGAGTCCCACATCGAGGGAACCGTCAACCGCTACGCCCGTGACCGGGGCTGGCTGGCCTTCAAGTGGGTCTCAACCTCGCAGCGCGGGGTGCCCGATATGATTTATTTCAAAGACGGTGAGTGCCTGATGATTGAGTTCAAGGCACCCGGTAAGTCCGCAACGGCCTACCAGAGCGCAATCCACCGGCGACTCAAGGAGCACGGCTTTCACGTCTACGTCGTAGACAACATCGATCAGGGGAAACTCCTATTTTAAAGCACACAGACCTGCACCAGTACCAGCTTCGGGCGGCGCAATTCATCAAGGACAATCACCACGCGGCGCTGTGGGTGGACATGGGGTTGGGCAAGACCGTCAGCACGCTGACGGCACTGGTCGATCTGTTGGTCACCAAGGACATCAAGAAGGTGCTGATCATCGCACCTCTTCGGGTGGCGCAGCACACATGGCCCACCGAGATTAAGAACTGGCAGCACCTCCGTGCGCTGCGGTTCTCTGTAATAGCGGGACTCAGCCCCGCCAAGCGCGAGGAGGCGATGCACTCCTCGGCACCGATTCACATTATTAACAGGGAGAATGTACCTTGGTTGGTAAACGCTTTGCAGCGCGATTGGCACTACGACGCCGTAGTAATCGACGAAAGCAGCTCATTCAAAAGTCACAGCAGCCAGAGGTGGAAGGCGCTGCGTCAGGTGGTGAAGTCGGGGAGCATCAAGCGGATGGTGCAGCTCACCGGGACACCGGCACCCAACAGCTTGATGGAGCTGTGGCCGCAGATCTACCTGCTCGACAGGGGTAAGCGGCTAGGTGATACCCGGGGCAAGTTCCTCGAAACCTACTGCCGCCAAGTCGGCAACCCTCAATGGTCTCAGTATGAGGTCAGACCTGACCGCGTTGATCTGTTGCAAGAGAGGGTGGCCGATCTGGTGCTGCGGATGGACGCAGACGATTACCTAGAACTGCCGCAGCGGATAGACAGCGATGTGGAGGTGTCGCTGCCGCCCAAGGCTCAGAAAGCCTACAAGCAGATGCAGGACGATTTCCTGATCGAGCTGGAGCAGGGCGAGGTGCTTGCAGCCAACGCGGCGGTGAAGATCAACAAGCTCCTGCAAGTATCCTCTGGGTCGCTCTACACCGAGGAGGGCTACGAGGTTCTGCACGACGCCAAGATCGAGGCGCTGAAGGAGATCGTCGAGGCAGCTAACGAGCCGGTGCTGATCGCCTACAACTTTCAAGCAGACGCCGAGCGGATTTGCAAAGCCATCCACTACGCTCAAATCTTAAAAAAAGATTCTAAGTTGATCGACAAGTGGAACAAAGGTGACGTTCCGTTGATGCTGGCGCACCCTGCCAGTGCCGGGCACGGGCTTAATCTTCAAAAAGGCGGAAGCCTTATCGTTTGGTTTGGTTTGTCTTGGAGCCTTGAGCTATACCAGCAGTTTAACGCGAGGCTGCACAGGCAGGGTCAAACGCGCCCGGTTCGCGTCATACATATCTTGGCGAATACCCCAGCCGACCTTTTGGTCAGGGACGTGCTCTCAGAAAAAGACGAGGCCCAGAGCAATCTGCTAACTTTTGTTGATAGCTTGCGGGGATCGAGTCAACTAAAAGTTGTAGACAATTCAAATTAGTCGGAATAGACTCAGTGTCCATACATCTACAACAGGGGGTTGTTTTGGACAACTTTGCAACCCGCTTGCTCGAAGCATGTAACGCAAGCGATGAAATACCGGACTACGGCAAGGGTCAGCAGACAGAGATAGCGGCTAGGTTGAATGTCAGCCAAGAGGCCGTCAGGAAGTGGCTCGCGGGAGAGACCGTGCCAAGGGCTGCGCTGTCAAAACGGTTAGCTGCACTGCTCGGCGTAAAGCACTCGTGGCTGATGCTAGGCACCGCGCACGGCGAGATCGAGGTAGACATCAGGCTGGCGAGACGCCACAAGGCGTGCGTCTATGCCGTGATGTCTTATCTCGTTGGTTCTGGAAACGGCGCAACATTTAGCGACGAAGAGGCAATCGATGATATTACGTTGATCGATGGGGGCAGGCTGCTCAGGGTCAGTGTCGAGATGGCAGAACGCCCGAGCGAAGGCGTGTACGCGGTTAATTTCTCTGAGACGCAGAAAAACGCCGGTGTAACAGTGGTGGTGGTGGCGGAGTATCAGACGCAGCGTAGCGCGATGATGGACGCGCTGGAGATCACTGAGGAGATCTGGAAAAAACACGGCAAGATCTCAGGCAGGGAGTGCGTCCTGCGGTTTGAGAAGAGCGCACGCGGGAACAACTACTCGGTTGGCGGCACGAAAATTAGAAAGTTCTTGGAGTCATGATGGAACGACCTTATTTGGATTTGACAGAGCTGTCTGCTCTCTTCGGCATGAAGAAGAGCAGTCTGTTGAACGCGATCTCCAGCGACAGGTTCTGCTGCCCCACATACAAGCTGGGGCGTCAGCGCGTGGCGGATCGCAAAGTCGTGGAGGCCTACTTCGCCGCCAAGCGCGACGAGGGTTTGCGTCAAATTACAACCTAAAGGTGACAAACAACCTAAAGTCCCTTTTCTCTCAAATTCCCGACTATGTGCTCTGCCCGGAGGTGCGTGTATGACTGAAGCATTTGGATGTCCCTGTGGCCGCTGAACATGGCTACCTCGGATGGCAGGAAGATCCCCATCTCGGTCAGTCTGCTGACACCCTCGTGGCGCAGGTCGTGCCACACCAGATCCTTGATGCCTGCTTTGTCTCTGTATCGATTGAATATCTTGGCCGCGTGGTTCGAGCTAACGTTAAAAATGAACTCCCCTCGGCGCTCTTGCTTCTCGATGATCGCCATCGCATCTGCCAGTAGCGGAACCCGGCTGTAGACTTTCCCCTTGGGGTGCTTGCGCCAGCAGCCAACCGTTCTCTCCTCGGCGTCCAGCTCATGCCAGCGCAGCGTGAACTGCTCGCCCCTACGCATCGCGGTCAGGACAGCGAAGCGCATGACCTCTGGAAGAGACCAGCTCTTTTCCTGCGCCCCTTGGAAGTCATCAAGAATCCACTCCTCTTCGATGGCACGCAGCTCCTCCTCGGTGACCCTGCGAGTTCTGCGATCAGACTTAGAGATGAACTTCTGACTTGCGAGCCAATCCTTTGCAAGATTGAACTCCGCCATCTCCGGCTTGAGCTGCATGTAGGTCTCTGCAAATTTTAACAGCGTCCGCATGTAGGCGAATGTGATGTTGATAGAGCTGGCCTTGACCTCGTGCTTGCGCTTCTCGACATACTCGAAGTACACCTCTCGCCTCAAATCCTTTAGGGCGTAGCGCCCGAAGTGCTTGTCGATCTGGCGGTAGACCTTGGCCTTGTCGGCAGACATGTTTAGCACCTTGAAGCTCTGCTCAATCACGTCGGACAGCACAGTCTTTTCAGCCCTGAACTCGCCCATCTCCAAGTCCGTCTCCGTCTTGTTGGCAAAGTCCTTGGCGTTCTGCCACTTGGAAAAGGTTTTGGAAACCGTCGGGTTCCCGGCCTTGCGGATCAACACCCGGTAGCGGACGTTTCCCTTCGCATCTCTTCTCTTTTGAATGACTGCCACGATACACCTCCATCTGATGCGTAGAGGTTACAACAAATCTGCCTTGAAAGACAACCTAGGGTTGTCGAAATCAAAACGTGGTACAGTTCGTGGTACAGTGACAAAAGTTATTTGTCTGATGATGCCTTATTTTCCGTGGGTTTAAGTGATTGAAACGGTTACCTTAAATTTAGCTAAGTGATTGAAAATGAACGAAAATGAAATTACCACGGTTATGTGGGATAACCGCTGCTTGCTGCACTATGCGGTTCACGATCATGGCGATAAACCTAGGGTTATCAACAGGTTACAGGTAAAAGGGCCAGTGCCTAAGTGACGCCTAAAAAGCCCGTGGTACGCTCTTGGTACAGTTAGCTTCGTCTTGGCGTCGTTTTGCGCTTACTCTTTGGCTTCTTTGCGGTCTTTGCCGCAGCCTCAAAATCCGCTTTACTTGGCGCTTTCGCGCTTCCCGGCTTGCGTGGTTTTTTGCCAGCGGCTCGACGGGCGTGAATGTTTGCGTATAGTCCTTTTCCGGGCATTAGCTTCTCCTAGATTTTGCGCCGCTGCATTTCCAGCGTTTTCTGCTTAAATTGTTGGGGGTGTTGGGATCGTTGGCCTTCTTCTTCGGCAACCGCTTCTTTATTCCAAGTGACCGGGCGCAGTAGCTGTCGCCTTTGCTGGTTCCGGGCTTGACCCGTGCGCCACCGCCCTTGGCCTTACCTGCTTGGCCGTAGCTGACCTTTTTTCCAGATGCGGTGACCTTAACTTTTGCTTTCCCTTTGCGTGGCGTTGGCATTTTTGATTCCTATGTGAATGCTCGTATTGTTAGGTACAAGAAACCGGCAGCGATGAGGCCGCCGACTACGAAGGTTGTGCCGCCGACTAAAAGTTGGCTGATCAATTTGTCTTTGGCTTTCTTCTTTTTCGCCAACAGTGCCGCGTGGTCTTTTCGCATTTGCTCCTGTTCCTTCTTCATCTTGTTGAAGTCTTCAAGAAGAGCCGGATCGTGGACAACGAGCAAATCATTGATGGATTTCCAGTACCGTTCCTGCTGCTTGCGAAGCTGGGATAGCTTCAACATGTCGCCTTGCGATAAAGGCCTAAACGTGCTGGCTTTTCGATCCATCTCGAATTGGGTGAGCGCCTCACCAAATTCACTGATCGTGCCCATGACCTGCG